GCTCCGCCACCAACCCCACCGCCAACAGCTGCACCCGTTAGGAACGGCATATCAGTACCTCTCTGGTTCGAACAGTGCGTGACGCGGCCCGATCACATGGTCGGCCGATTGGACGTGAGCTGCTTCGCGCGCAAGTGCGTTGACACCGTCGGTGTCTTGGGTGAGCGCCTGTTTTGCGTGACCCATCCCTGTGTGTGAGTGTGTCTGCAGGAAGTTGATCAGCCGCTCGAAGGTGACCGGGTCCATCTTCAGCCCGCCACCGCCGCGTGTCTCGTAGTGCGGTCGCTGCCAGGTCTCCGTCTCGGTCAGCCAGGACAAGCCCGACGCGGTGTTGTCGACGTGGCCGATCGACATCCCGGCGCTGACACGAGAGTGCCCGAGGTTCTGCGCGCCCTGGATGCGCTGCTTCAGCACGCCATGCTCCGATCGATCTGCTGCCGGCGGTTGCGTCGCTTGTTGCGCTCAGCCTGGGTCGGATGGAACTCGCGCTCGAGCACCCGGACCGAGCGATGCTTCGCCAGCCTCATGGAAGTGTCGCCGCCACCCGATCGGCCGCGGGCGTGCCGGCCCTTGATGTCCCACTCGACCGGAGATGTCCGGCCGAACTTCCCGAGGTGCATCAGGAGCGAAGACCAGGGGGAGCGTTTCGGCTTCGGTCGCTGTCCCATGCTCATTCGGCCAGGCCCCCCTTGCCCTGCGCCGGCTTCGAGGTCGTCTGCTTCGCCAGGCTCTCGGTCAGCGTCGGCTTCGGCGCTGTCTTCGGGGCCGGCACGCCCACCGCCTGGTCGAAGGCCTTCACGTCCCGAGCTCGTTGCTGGACACGGAGCTCGCGGCCGGAGTCGGTGTACTTCTTCGCGGTGTCGCTGTTGGTCGGCATCAGTACGGCTCCCATGTAAAAACGGCCAAGAGCAGGAAGAGGCCTGCAGCAAGCCACCACATCAGGTCGGCCCCTCGTTGCAGGCGATGGCCTGGTTGACCGCCATCGCCGTGTCGCGCAGCTTGCGGAGCGCGGCGGTCTGGTCGGCGCAGGCCGGCGTCGACTCGAGGATGATGTGCGCGAGCTCCTTGAAGCCGTCGCGAAGCAGCATGTACCGAGCGGCCTGGTTCGGCGTCGGCGTGTGGTAGGTGAACCAGTTGTCGATGTCGTCATGGGTAGCCATTACTGAGGGTTCTCCTCTTCGTCGTATGTCATGTCTTCCGGGTGCGGGATGTCCTCGTGGACGATGACTCGAGCACCACCGGCATGAACGGTGACTTGGCACTGCCCGCAGATGACGCAGAAGTAGGTAGAGAGATCCGGCATCAGACCTTCTCCTCGTCGAGCTTGTGGTCGCCACACCAGTCGGTGAACTTCATCACCGGCCAGCCGCCCATGGTCGGACAGTGCTTCCGACAGCGGCCGATCCCGTCGCCGGGGTGATCGCCGGTCTTCCCCGCAGATGCTGGACGCTTCGGCACGTGCCACATGCACGTCGAGCACTTCATGCCCTGGCTGCGGTGCTTCCAGTTGTCAGCCTCGCCGATGGCCTCGATGGCCTTGTCCATCGTCATCGGCCATCCATCGCCGGCCTCGACGCGCTGCTGCTCGTGGTCGAGCGCAGCCTTGAGAAACGTCACGCCGACCCCGAGGATGTCGGCCGCGCCCTCGACCTTGCTCACGCAGCGGTCGCGCTCCGGCACCTCCCGCACCTTCAGCCGCTCGAACGCCTGGTCGATCTCGGCGCGGGACTCCGGCTTCTGATTGGCCCTCGCGAGGGCATCGACTCCGCCCGCCGTCTCGAACGCCTTCTCGGCCTCGAGGTTGTCGCGAACCGGGCCGCGCGCTTGGCGCTCGAGGTTCTCGACGAAGCACTCCGAGCAGGCGCAGCCCTCGCCGTGCGGGTGGCGCGGGTTGCCGCCGGAACGCGCGATGGCATTCCGACCCGAGGCCGTGGCCTGGAGCGCCTCGAACTCACTCGGTGCCATCCGCAGAAGCTCGTCTTGCGTGTACGTCCGGTGCGTCTGCCCGCCGTGGTCAGGACTCATAGCAGTGCTCTTCCCCGAGCTGGTCCCGGATCACGATCACGTTGGAGTCGATCTCGATCACCTGGCCCTCGACCCTGTCGCCGTTGATCATCTCCCAACCGAAGCGGTCGCCTACCTTCACGGTGTTGCACGGTCGTGTGTCGCTCAAGTCTCCTCCTCTGCTGCCGGGGGGGTGTTCGCCTTCAAAGCGAGCTCGGCAAAGTTGATCGGTGCGCCATCGGGGCCACTCAGCTCGAGCGACCTGACATCGATGATCGGTCCGAGAGCCATCCGGAGCGCGGCCACGTCACCATCCTGGGCCAGCTTGATCAGCACGTTGGTGAGCCCGTCGACGTCCTTCTCGAGCCGCTCGCGATACCGATCGCGCAGCTTGCTCCAGCCGTTCACGCCCTCCGGGTTGGCGACCTCGCCCGGCTTGAACGCGTTGGCCCGAAGGACATCCTTCTGCTCCTCGGACATATCCGCCCACGGTCTCCCGCCCATGCGACCTCACACCTTCAGGATTCCAGCTTCGGCTTGCGCTCGTAGCTGGTGTCGTGTCCACGGACAGCGCCGTCGACTTCGGGAGCTGGTGTGGTGGCGCTGGCGTCCGGCCCCGTGTCGACCTTGATCGAGGCGTCGGTCATGCGCTTGGACATGCGGCCCTTGGAGTCCGGGCCCGAGGCGTCCTGGTATGACGCCGGCTTGGTGGTGCCTGTGAAGGGTACGAGACCCATGTATCCGACCTCCGTGTGACGAGGTCAGGTCCAGAGCCCGCCCGGCTCATGGGGGGAAGGCTTGCTCAAATCTGGCGAGATGGCAAATAAGGCTGGAACCGACCGGATTCGAACCGGCTTTCTCGCTACTGATTCCGCCTACGTGTGCAGCGGCTTCACGAGCTTTTGAGCTGCTCCGGGTTCCGATGGTTACCGGCGCTCGCCTGACATCCAACCCAGGCAACGGCCCCACATGGTGTGATGGCAAAGGGACAGAGCCCGTGGATTCCACCAGGCGCTGCGCGGGTTGCCCCCCGAACGACCCAGCTTCCCATTTACCCGTAGGCGGTACGCGCTGGCCGTGGCCGTTCTCTCGAGCTCAGTCTACCGCACTCGAGTCGTGGAAGTCGACGTCGATCAGCCGGGTGGTGTAGGTCTCGTTCCAGATCTTGGTGAAGCGGTGCTGCGCGTAGGCCTTGCCCCAGTCTGGCTTGGTCTGGCAGCTGACCGAGATGATCGTCTTCCGGTCCTTCGACACGATGAAGTACCAGTCGGGCGGCGGGTCCTTGGCGTCGCACGTCTCGACCCGATCGATCCAGATCCGTGTCGGCCAGCTGAACTCGCTGGGGTCGGGCGTGAAGCAGTGCCCGCTGCCCTTGACCTCGCCGCGCAGCGGCACGCCGTCCTTGCTCACCCACTCGAGGTCGCCGCTGTCGGCGTACTCCTTGCGGTCTGCCAGGGTCGGGGCGATGCGCTTCTCGTGGACGACGATGTCCGTGTTGTCTCGGCTCTCGAGCCACCGACCGACGAAGAGCTCCACCTGGTGGGCCGGCGGGAGCGAGCCTTGGAACTCGGGGTGGTGGTCATCCATCGGCCGGCGCCTCCTGGCCGAGCGCCAGCCGGAACCACTGGCATTTGCACCAGGCAGCGCGCATCCGGCCGGGTTTGCCCGTCGCCTCGTCACGGGCATCACAGGCCAGCCGGTCGGGTTGCTTGCCGAGCTTGAAGCGTGTCCGGTGGTCGCTCTTCGGGTGGCCGCAGGCGCAGAGCGGAGACAGCTTCGCGTCCTCGCTGAAGACCCAGTCGCCGCCCGGCTTCGTCATAGGGTTCTCTTGACGTACTCGGATAGGTGTCGCTCGCACCCAACAGAGGCGCACTCAAAGTCGTAGCGTGCCATGGCGCGGACGAGCTCGTTGTCGACCCGACCGCAGTCGGGGCAGACTAGGCTCGGCTCCTTGATGAAGTGCTCGCACGACTCGAGATGCACGTTCTCCTTGTGGTCCGGACAGTCGCAGACTCTGTACTCCTCGAGGTACTCCTCGTCGAAGCTCATGGCGACTCCTCCGTGTGTTCCCTGAACCAGGTCTCAGCCTCGCCCATGCCGAGCATGTCGTCGGTGTCGACGCCCAGGTCCTCGCCCTCGAGCTCGAGCTCGTCGTCCACCTGGTCGTCGCTCTCCTGGCGCAGTTGAGCGGTCGGCTCGAGGTACTCCATGTGGTGTCTGCGGCAGATGGCCATGATGCTGGCCGGGTGCAGTCCGTCCTCGGCCAGGCGGCGGAGCTCGCGCCAGGTGGGCGGCGTGTTGCTGCTCATAAGCTCGAGCAGCTTTGCCTCGCGTGGCGACATCGACGGATTCTGGGGTCGAGGCCGATCCGACAGGCCCTGCTGCCGGGCGGCGTCGCAGCTGGTGCAGGGGCAGTTGGTCACCGGACCGAGGATCGGGGCGGACGTGATGTGCTGGGGCAGCCCCGGCCTCGCGAACATCGTCCGCTCCATGCGGTAGACGTCGCGACTGTGATCGAGGAGCTCCCGCTGCTGATCCAAGGTGCGCCGGCCGAAGATCTCGAGCGGGCTCAGCTCAGCCACTCGCGACACCCAGTCGGCGAGCCAGCTGCTCCTGCGCTGCTGGGCCTCGTCGACATCTTCGTCCGCGACTGGGTCCTGATCGATGCGCGTGGCGGCGGTGATGTTGGTGATCAGCCCGCCTGCGATGGCGTTGTGCTGGGCGTGCGCGTCGGCCGCTACCTGCTCGCTAACTCCTGCGTCCCCGACTGGCAGGCCATCAGGCCACCGCTGAGGGTCGCCAGGCTCGCTCCAGTTGACCCGCATGATGCCAGTGCCCTGGAAGATCGAGTTCATGGCGTAGGAGACGGCGTCGGCCATATCGTCCTGGCGGGGGTCGTGGGCATGGACCTGGATGGTGCTGGCTCGGATCTGCTCGAGCGCCAGCTGCTGGGCGCGGATGTGGGACCGCTCGCGCTCAGCCTGGTCCTTGAGGACGACCAGGGCCTCGAGGGATTCGCGGATGGTGTGGACTGCGACCTCGGGGTGAACGACCGCGAGTTCGTCCATCTGCTCGAAGGTCGGCATCGGTGGCATGACTGCGGTGCGGTAGCTGACACCACCGTGCCCCTCGCAGCTGGTGATGCAGTTGAGGGCATCCATGCCGGTGCTCTGGACGAGCTCGTGGATGGCGTTGCTGCCGGTGATCACGGCGAGGTCCATCGACCAGTGCTGCACGGCGGTCCGGCACTTATCGTAGAAGCTGTCCCCGAGCCGGCGGCGTTCCTGGTTCAGGTCTCGCTCGAGCAGCTCTTCGAGTAGGTTCACGAGGCCTCCGGGCTACCCTCAGGTGTGTCTTTCGCTTTGTGGGCTTCGAGCACGTTCTTGATGGATGCGATGGCGTAGTCGGTATCAAGGTTCGTGAAGAAGGTGACGTCGTTGCCCTGGGTGGCTGGCAGGGAGAGCAACACCACTGCCCCGAGCCCTGGCATAGTTTCGTGTAGGTCATCGAGAGTTCTGCGGAGTTCGGCAGCTGCGGCATTGATCGGGGTCACTCGTTCGGGTGCAGCAGCGGGTGCGGGTGTCTCTTTGGTGTCGCTCACGATGTTCCTCCTTGTACTGCGCTGGGTCCGAAGACGACCTCGACGGCCTCCTCGAGTGACTCGACGATGTCGATCTGTCCGCGCCAGGTGGCGTGGAAGTCGAGCTGGTTGTCAGTCTTCCGTCGGCCTCTGCCGTCGAGGTTCTTGACCTCGAGCAGGAAGTTTCGCTTTCGGGATCCGACGACCAAGTCGCAGGGCTCGTCGATGAGTACGACCGAACATCCGAGCTTCCGGAGTCCCTCGACGATCGCTGGCTCATTGAGGTCACGCTGCGCGTCGTACCGCTTGACCCCCCCCATCAGAAGAGGTCGACCGAGTCGGCGGTCACGAGATCAGAGAGCGGTGTCAGTGGTACACGTTTCGGTTTGATGCTGCCCGAGAGCTTAGCGTGGAGGGCCTCGGCTTCAGCCCACGGTCGCCTGTCGTTATCCCACGAGACCCACTGCATCTTCGCGGTTCGCAGTGTGACACCAGCTGGCTGCTTCGGGTGTGCGAGCCACCAGTCCTCGTTGCGATAGGCGGGTGAGGATTTTCTCACGCCGCGCACTGGCATGGAGGTCTGGCGGATGTGCCAGGGGCACTCTTCCTCTTCGAAGACGAGCTCTCCGCTTTTCATCTTTGCGCGGAGCTCACGGAACTCGAGGATCGCAGCTTCCTTCTGGGCCTCGGTGCCCCAGAGTGCTGGCCCTCGCTCGTGTCGCTCGTGATCTCGGTGAGCAGCGAGCCGCTCGCTTCGAGCATCGGCGACCTTGGAGCGGAGCTCCGCGAACGACGGGAAGGTGCGCTGGGTGCGGATGGCGATGACCCGCTCGACGCCTTCGGAGATGTCGGGGTTGGTGAAGTCTTCGCGGTAGAGCCTGGCGATGTAGCCGTTGGCGACCTTCGGCTGAAAGCCGCTCGAGAAGTAGCGGCCGAGCTCTCCGATGGACTGGGTGCCGGTGCGGGGGGCGTCGCTCATGGTGAGGTCCTGTAGGTCTGCTCCGCGATCAGCCTGGCGGAACGGACAGCGTCTTTCACGGTCAGGGATTGATCACTGGGGTCTGCTGCGTAGATGATCGCAGCTATCAGCGCGATCAGTTGTTCGTCGTTCATGTCGTACCTCCTGGTGGTGAAGCGGACTCGATGAACTCCTCGACCTCGCGCGCTTCGCGCTCGCGGACTCCTTCGCCGGCCACCGCCTTCTGGCCCGGCCTGGATCCGTTGCAGTGGGCTCGGTAGTAGCGGAAGCAGATCGCTCGGAGTGCCGCGGCCTTATTGGCCTTGGTCCGCAGCTTCGGGTCCTTGAGCACCTCGTTGCCCATGAGCCCGAGCTCATCGACGATGAAGGCGCGCTTCTCTTCCACGGTGCCGGGCAGCTTTCCGATGGTCGCTTCGAGTGAGGGGATGCTCACCCAGTCCGGAGGCTGGGGGTCTGGGCCCTGACCTCTGACAAGACCCTCCGAAACAGTGTGAGCGAGAGACGCCGAAGGCGTGTCCTCTCTCTCTCTGATTGTGCCGCCTTTCTCTATGTCTGGAGCTGGAGAAGGAGCTGGAGCTGATTGGTCCGGAGTGGGCCCCAGGTCGTCCCCGTCTTCGGCCCGTTCTCGGGCGTCCCACCCCTGATATTCCGCGAGCTTAGGCCAATAGATCTCGGTGAAGTCTCCCTGATGTCGCACCGACATCGTGACGAGTTTACCCAAGACGTCTATCCGATGTCTCGCCCACTTCCTATGAGAACTCCCGGTGATGTTGTCGAGATCTCCCCCCGAGAGGACCGTGTGGCAGGCCTGCTCAGCGGTCAGTTGGTCGGTCGCCCAGCGGTTCGCCATGTGGCACTGGAGCAGCACCAGCATGAGCTTCGTCTCCCGATCCCAGGGCTCGGTGAGGATCGATCGAGCCACACGGATGTACGGCTTGCGCTTCGTTGCCACGTCTCACCCCCCGGTGGGGGGAGCGCCACCCGTAGTGGCGCCCCCATTTTGTCCATGCAGATCAGCTGTCGGTGCCGCTGGCCACGCTGTCATCGGCCGGCACGCCGGGCAGGAGCTCCAGCTGGCGCTCGGCCTCCGTCATTGGCCTCTCCCGCACGATCTCGTCCGTGTCCGTGCGAATCCACTGGATCAGGTGGGTGTTCTCAACCCGGACCTGTTTGACGGGCACCCAGCGGTACTCCCGGCGCTCGCGCACCTCCTTAGCCAGCCGCGAGAGGTGGCCCTCGATCTCTTTGATCTCCGCGTTGTGGTGGTCCGCGGCCTCCTTCTTCGAGATCTCGGCGGCGTCCCGATCGCCCAGCAGCTTCGCGATCTCCTCCCCCCGGCCGTGGATCTCGAGCTGATTGAGATCGCACGGCAGGTGCTCGTCCAGCATCCTCGTGTCGGTCATGGCTCCCCCTTCATCCGCGAGCGGAGTGCTCACGGTCTGCCCGTCCAAAAAGGCCGGCTCATCTCTCTGACAAAGACGCCCTCGTGGAATCTGTGGTGCAGTGCTCCCATGAATCCTTGCGGGACTATCTCGTCCGGGTTCATGTACTCCTGGTACCACCAGGCCCCGCGGTTGTCTGGGCTGATCCTGGCGGCTGCCGGCCAGGTCGCCCGGTCTTCCCTGGCGCGTGCTTCTGAGGCCACCCACTCGGGGTCCACCGGCCGCGGGGCGTGTTCGAATTTGTGGTAAGGCACGCCGCGCTTCGGGCTGGGCGCCTGCTCGAACCACTCATCCTCGGGGTCCGGTATGGCCGGGCCGCAGACGAGCTCGGTGATGTCCGCCAGGTCCTGCGCGTTCGGGGGGCGCCCCGTTGCCTCTGTAAAGCGGACGCAGATGCCCTCAATCTCGGCTGTCTGGTCGGCGCCCTGGCCCACTACCGACCCGACCGCAGGAGGTCCTCGAGCTCGTAGCCATTGCGCTCAAATGCACCCCGGAAGCGCCCCCAGACCTTCAGGGCCGCCTCGACTCCGATGTTGTAGACGCCGTTCTCGAGGTTCGAAACGTAGATCTCAGAGAGACCTACCCGGTGCGCGAAGTCTGGCTGGCTGAGCTTGAGCTTGCTTCGAACCTCACGCAACACCTTGTTTCCAGTGGTCTTTCTCTGGTTGTGGTCTCCCATCCCGCAGACTTTAACCGTGTGCAAGAGTGACCGCAACTGACACAGGCGAACACTACAATTCGGGGGTGCGGTGGCCGATGAAGAGCTATAGTCTACTTGAACCATTCACCCAGGAGGAATCGATGAACCACCTAGAAAGCCACGTCAAGGTCATTCACGTCACCTTGGCACCCCCGGATGAGAAGCCGGCCGCGCTCGCGCAGCTGATCTCAGAGTACCGGGAGACCGCAGTGTGGGCCGACCGGCCCGAAGAGGAAAACTGGGACGACGCCAGGTGGTCGCCGGAGGCGCTCGAGAAGGCGACCGCAGACTGCGCCGCATTCTACAGCAAAGCGTGTCGCATCATCGAGGAGCTCGAGGATGAGCACCCCTTCGGTCACGACTTCTGGCTCACCCGCCAGGGGCACGGCGCCGGATTCTGGGATGGTGACTACCCGGAGCCGGCGGGCGAGCAGCTGACCGAGATCTCGAAGACGTTCGGCGAGACCGACATTTACGTCGGCGACGACGGATGGATTCACCTCGGGGGTGAGCGATGAACCATCTCGAGTTCGCAGCGATGGAGAGCGCGGCGTTGGAAGAGACGCCGTGGGAGAAGTGGTGCTCGAAGGTCGAGCAGATCCTCGGGCACGACCTGGACGGCGACGACGACGTTGACGGCTACAGCCTCGACGACGCGTTCGCCATCTACGAGCGCGGCGACAAGCCGGAGAAGTACGCGAAGGTCGTGCTCCGCGCGACGCACCGTTGCGTTAGGTGTGGCGAGCAAGACAAACACGGCATGCGGCACCACTACTGCAGTGAGTGTCGCGAGCAGAAGTCGCGATGAGGCCCACACACTGCATCGCATGCGGCGATCTACTCGTCGGCGACGAGTCGTCGGCTGGCTTCTGCCTCGGCTGCTCGGTACCGAAAACGCATCAAGGCGACCGAGCAGAGGGGCACCGTCGAGGGAAGAAGCGCAGGAAGAACCGAACCAAACAGAAGCGACAACGACAGAAGCGGCAGGCGAATGCCATCAGCCGCACGGAGGAAGTATGACACCGCAAGAGGACAGGTACAACATGGGCGAAGAGCACCCGGCATTCACAAAGGCGAAGGCGTTGCCCGAGCCGCTGCGGTCGCACTTCCCCAAGAACCAGGAAGAGGCGTCGAGCTGGGAGCCGCACATTCGCTACTGCGCGCTCGGACACTACCAGGTGATGGTCGTAGCGGTGACGCGCATCGAGTGTGCGTGGCGCTGCTACATCGGCGCGGTGCCGGGACAGAATCACGACAACGAGTGGCAGGAGGTCCGAGATCAAGGAGGAACGCTCTCGGAGAGAGTCGCTCTTGCGATCTTCCCCGAGTTCAAGGGGGTGAGGTACGCACTATGAGAAACACACCGACGTGTGACGGGTGCCACAACGACTTCTACAACGGTAACAATCCGCTTGGTGTAAAGAAGTGTTGGAGCAGGGGCAAGGCTAAGGCCGTGACTCGGTACCGGATCCACATGAACATGCTGCCGGGCGCTCCTCGAGCGTTCACCGAAGTCCGGGTGTGGAGCTGCCGGCACGAACAGGGCTTCGCTCTCTACACGGAGCTCCCTGACTTCGTCAAGCTGAAGGATGTCGTGCGGCGAAAGGAGCAACGATGAGGAACCTGACACCGAAGTGCGATGTCATAGTCCACAACCATGGGTCGATCTATCTCTTTGACCCGTTGAGCGAGAAGGCAAAAGCGTGGGTCGAAGAGAACACCGACCCTGACAGCCGCACCATGTGGGTCGAATCGCTGGTGGTCGAGCACCGCTTCGCGATCGACGTCGCCAGGGGCATGCAGTCTGCTGGCCTGAGCATCGGCGTCGGCATGGATGCAGCTGGTGGACGTTCCTCGGTGCCGTGCTGATGGCCTGGGAACACTTTCTAGACAGCAGCTGGCCGGTGATTCTGCTGGTCGCATTCGGCATCGGCGTGCCGTCGTGTGTCCTTGGGTACGTCTTCGGCTACGCGAAGTCGACTCGAGATCAGTACGGCCCCGACGTGCTGCAAGACAGTGCCGCTGACCTGGCGGTTGAGGATCGACCGGGAGGTTCCCGGCCGTAGGTCCGCTCTATCAGGGTGATTGGGACGGACCAGGGTGTCTCGCGCGTAATCGTTTAGACCACGGCGCGCGGGGCACCCGCTTTCTTTTAGGAGGAACACATGCACGACCTGAAACACTATTGTGATTTTGTCTGCAATGCAGCCGACCGCCCGGCGTGGCTTCTCGCCCGCCGCTCTGGCATCGGCGCGAGCGAGTCCCCCGGCATCCTGGGCGTGTCGCCCTGGAGCTCCGGCATCGCCGTCTTCGCCGAGAAGGTCGACCCCGACCCCCCGGTGGAGAACAACGCCGAGCGCCTGCAGCTGGGCCTCGTCATGGAGCCGGTGATTCTGCAGCGGTACCGGGAGGTGACCGGGCGAATCGCGGAGGCCTCCGGCACTCTGCTGCGCTCGAAGCAGTGGCCCTGCATGACGGCCACGCTGGACGGCAAGACCGTGATCAACGGCGACGCCGCGGTGCTCGAGATCAAGAACACCCAGGACCGCGAGGGCTGGAGCAACGGCGTGCCCCGCCACGTCTGGGTCCAGGTCCAGCATCAGATGGCCGTCACGGGCACCTCGCGTGCCGCAGTGGCCGTTCTGCTCATGGGGTGCGAGTTCAAGACCGCTGACGTGCTCCGCGACGACGCGTTCATCACCGAGGCCCTGGTGCCCGCGTGTGAGCACTTCTGGGAGCTCGTGCAGAAGGGTGGCCCCCCGCCCCAGGTGGACGGATCAGAGGCCTCTCGCGAGGCGCTGAAGCGGCTCTACCTCTACGACACGGGCGACAACGTCGTGCTGTCCGACGAGGTGTGGATCAAGCGCGCGGACCGCCGGGAGGAGTTGAAGGTGCGGATCAAGGCCGACGGCGAGGAGCTCCGGGAGATCGAGAATTTCATCAAGGCAGAGATCGGCGAGGGGAAGGCGACGTTCGCGACGCTGACCAACGGCGCCGAGTTCTCATGGAAAGCCAACAAGCACGGGGCGCGGACGCTCCGTTACAAGGGACCAAAGGGGTAGACATTGGACGATCAGAACCAACTGGTGTCATTCGAAGACCGCTACGCAGCCGTGAGCACCTGGCTGCTGAGCACCGAGACGCAGGAGCAGATGGCTCTCGCGTTGCCGCGCCACGTCGATCCTGGGCGCCTGGCGCGGCAGTTCCTCACCCAGTGCAAGAAGATCCCGAAGCTGGTCGAGTGCAGCGGGCCGAGTCTGGCCGGCGGGCTGATGGAGGTCGCGCAGCTGGGCCTCGATCTCGGTACCAGGGGGCACGCGTGGCTGCTGCCCTACAAGGTGCAGGGGACCATGACGGCCAACCTGATCGTGGGATACAAAGGGATGCTCGACCTGGCCTGGCGCTCCGATCAGATCAGGACCGTCTACGCACACGCCGTCCACGAGGGCGACGTCTTCGAGTACCGCTTCGGGAGTGAGCAGGTCATCCAGCACATGCCGGGCCCGAAGGCCACCCAGGGCGACATCACCCACGCCTACGCCGGCCTCGAGACGATCCATGGCGGCAAGATGATGGACGTGATGCTGATCGAGGACATCAACGCCATCCGGCAGCGAGCTCGAGCTCGAGACAAGGGTCCGTGGGTCACCGACTACGCAGAAATGTGCAAGAAGACGGTGGTCCGCCGCGTGCTGAAGCTGGGCCCCTGCAGCACTGAGCTGCAGCGCGCGATCACGCTGGACGAGGAGGCCGAGGTTGGCGCCAAGCAGACGTTCACCGACGAGGTGACCATGACGCCCGAGGTCGAGAAGACCGAGCCGAAGGCGCCCACTGGTGACGACGTCATCCGCTGCGAGCAGTGCAAGCGGGAGATCATCATCGATGCAGACGGCGGCTGCGACGATCCCTACTACCGCTACGACGACGAGATCGAAACGCAGTACCGCTGCTCGGAGTGCGGGGCGAGGGAGGGGGCGTGACGGCGAACATCTGCTGGGAGAAGATCAACCCGAAGAGCCCCGAGTGCCTCCAGGCGAACACGCCCTCTCAGTTTCTGAAGGGGCTGCGGGAGGCCTTCGGGGATCAGGCAGCGTGGACCTTCTCGGGCGAGGATCTGCCGGTGCTGCATGGGATGGCGGCGGCGGATCCTCAGTTCCGTGAGCTCTGGGAGCTGGTGTCAGAGCAGGGTAGAGTGCGCGTATGGGCGGAGCACTGACCGCCACAAAGGAGAGTCACATGAGCAACGGCAACGGAAGCAAGGATCCGCTGGGCGACATCAAGCGGCACATCGACACCGCGGCAACACGATCGCAGGTAGCGGTTACGCTCATCGACGCGGTGATTGCAGAGGGTCGCAACCCGAAGGATGACGAGGCTCTGATCATCGCGGTCGAGAGCGTCGAGAGCGAGATGAACGACGCCCGGCACCTGATCCGGCTGTACAAGCCTTAGCCGCCGGGCGGCGTGGAAACCACCGACGGCTTGCCGGGCTTCGAGAAGTCGATGATCCCGGAGTTGTCGGAGTTATCACCGACCAGACCGCCCGTGTCTTCCGCGTAGCATTTGATCTCCGCGTCGTTGTTGGGGGTCACCGGAACAGTGAGGTCTGACGAGCACCCCTCGTCAGGCCCGCACGGCACACACCCCAGCGGCAACGGCGGATCCACGTCAACCCGGATGAAGCAGATCTGCGCCATGTCGAGGTCGACTGGCGAGTGGCACGCCATCGGGAAGACCCCGGCCGATGGCAGGAGCGGCACGTCGGGGTGCGGTGTCTGGGCGAGCGCGGGCGCTGCAATCAGCAGTGCAGCGACGAGCAGTAGGGTTCGCATCACTTCTCCTTTGCTTCGATGGCCGAGTTTACGGAGTGCCCGTAGGCCTCGAGGTAGTCGATCCGGTCGGCCAGCATCTTGAACCGCATGGCCTGGCCGTCTTCGTCCGGCCGGAAGACCACCCGCTTTTCGGCGGCGACCTTGCCGTAGCCGTACCAGGCTTTCTTTTCGACAAAGGCCCTGACGTTGCAACTACTTGGTGTCTGGCAAGAACTCCCGATCACCATCCATGTCAGTGCCACGGTCCCTGTCAAAAGTCTCGTCCTGAGCGATCCTCGCAAGCCGATCTCCCTCTAAATGTGTCACTTGCTGCTCGAGAGCGCCGTTACGCTTTTTGGTGCGAAGCGCAGAGCACCACCCGGAGATGGCGATCACGACCAGGCCGGCGACCGCAGAGATGGCGACGAGCACCTCCATCAGTCAGTCTTGCCGCCGCGCAGGCCCAGCGCGTTGACAAAGGCCCATGCTTTGCTGGCCCACTTGTCGTCCTTGGGGTTCGGGGTCATCCGAGCGATGGCCGAGAACAGCCCGAGCACTGCGAAGAGAATGACGGTGGCGCCGCCAACGATTTCGGTTGCTTCCATGTCGCTCTCCTTTACATGAGTTCGAAGTGGCCCAGGTCGAATGGCTTGTTGACATCGTGGAGGTCATGGTCCCGATCCCAGTCGCCACCCCACCTGATCGCGATCCCCAACATTGCCGCGGCCTGCTGCATGTGTCCAGCCAGGTGGATGAACTCCTCTTCGCAATTCCACCGGATGTGCGGGCGAGCTCGGAACCAGGGCGCGATGTCGATCGCCTTCGAGAGCTCGGGGAACGCGACGTTGTGCTTGGAGTTCGGCCACTTCTTCGTGCTGGCCCCGGTCTCGTAGGCCTGGTCCTGAGCAATCTGGCCTCGAGCACCCCAGACGACCGTGTGGTCGTAGACGGGGATCACGGCCATGCACACCTCGACCAGGCGCTTGTCGACAGTCGCGATCTTGGCCAGTGAGCTCTTGCCGTAGCGGCTCACGGTTGGCCCCGGTCACCTCTATGGGTGTGGTGGGCCTTCGCGTCCGCGACGGAGGCTTCGCGCATGTACTGGAGAAACTCTTTGTGAATCGCGTTGGCTTCCCTCTGCGTCCTGTCGATCGCATCGAGGCGGGCCTTGATGTCGGGAAGTACCTTCAGCGCGTCTTCGTACTCGTCCATGTCGTCGACGAGCTCCTGGATGTCGTCAGCGTTGTTGTCGGAATCCTTCTGCCCCAACGCGATGTCTGCCTTCATGGAGAAAAGCCCGTAGATCGACGCCGCCAGCACCGGGACCATCGCGAGCACTGCACCCTTCCACACCTTGCCTTCGCTCATGTCACTCCTCTGCGGGTACCAACAGCCACGAGTCGGCTGTCGATGCGCCGTCGAATCCGAAGGTGATGTTCTGGTTTCCGTTGTCCTGGTTGATGATGACCCAGATGCCGTCGGTCGCGCCGAACGTGATGCTGTCAGTCGCGCCCGTGCAGGCGTACTCGGTGGTCGCGCCCTTGTCGAGCGTCCCGGTCGTCTCGGTGAAGATGACTTCCTGCGACACGCAGCTGGAGTTGACGCGATGGACGGTGATCGTCACCCGGTTAGGCCCACCACCTCCGCTGCCTACGTTGAGCTCCAGCTTGCAATCCCAGAGACCGTTGTAGGTGCCGCCGGCCTGGTCGTCCATGTTCCAGGTTTCGGTGTATTGCGGTTCGTCAGACAGCCCCTCCAACTTCCCGCTGCCTGTCGGCGTCGGCGTGTTGAAATCTCCATCGGCTCCGACTCCTGGGCAATCGAGCGGTGCGCCACCATCCAGAGCGAAGTACCAAGTCGTCGCCGGGTCGAGGGGCTCGTTCGTCGGCGTTGCCGTGGGCGTGCTGGTCGGGGTCGGCGGCACATCCGTGGGCGTCGCCGTCGGGGTCGACGTCGGCGTCGGCGCATCCGTTGGCGTGGCGGTTGGCGTGCTCGTAGGTGTAGGTGGCACGTCGGTCGGCGTCGCCGTGGGTGTGCTCGTCGGAGTAGGCGGCACATCGGTCGGCGTTGCGGTCGGCGTGGCCGTGGGCGTCGGAGGCACATCAGTCGGAGTGGCGGTGGGCGTCGATGTGGGCGTCGCCGTGGGCGTGGACGTCGGCGTGGGTGGCACGTCAGTCGGCGTGGATGTAGGCGTCGACGTCGGGGTGCTCGTTGGCGTGCTTGTCGGAGTGGAGGTCGGCGTCGGCGGAACGTCCGTAGGCGTGGCAGTGGGCGTGGCAGTGGGCGTGGCAGTCGGGGTGGACGTCGGAGTCGGAGGCACGTCGGTGGGCGTCGCCGTCGGTGTAGACGTCGGAGTGCTGGTCGGCGTCGAGGTCGGCGTCGGCGGAATATCCGTAGGCGTGGCAGTCGGGGTGGCAGTGGGCGTGGCAGTCGGGGTGGCCGTGGCGCCGACGCCGCCCACCATGAGCATGGCCAGGTTGCCGTGCTCAATGTCGATGTCCTCGGTGCTGGTGACGTTGTTGACGTACAGGCTGATCTCGTCGTCTGCGTCCAGCTGCAGGATTGCGGTGCCTGCAGAGGCACCGATGTCCGAGCTGTTCGCGATCGTCCTGTGAACCCGCCCCTCGACCTGGGCGACGCCGTCGACCATGATCCCCTGCTCGGTCTGCAACTTCTGCGAGGGGGCGTTCTGCGCGATGGACAGAGACCAGTCGACCTTGTAGCGGCCGTCCTTGTCCGCGGTGATGTAGTGCGACGAACCGAACGACATCTGGTTGAAGAGGCCAGCGACCCAGGTGTCGCCGATCTCGGTTGGAGTATCCGAGCCAGAGATCGAGACCGCGATCTGAGCGTTGGTGTAGATGTGGCCGTAAGGGAGGCCGGAGCCGGCTTCCGAGAAGAACACATCGTTCTCGAAATCGCTCGTGCCCTGGAATCGGTTGTCGCCCTCAAGGGTGTTGTCGGATCGGAGGCCGACCTTCACCGCATCGGAGAACGTCTCGAGCCCGTGCAAGCGCCACTTGTCGGTCAGCGCGTTGTACATCCACGTCGCTACATAGTTCTCTCTCGTCTCGATTGGGAAGTCGCCGCAGATCAGCTTCGGCGAGTCAAATACGTCGACGGTGTGGTCGTAGTCGCAGGAGCCGTCAGAGCCAGGAGTGATCTGCGGGACGCCCGTCCCGCTATAGTTGTCCTCGCAAACTTCGCACTGGAACACCAGGGACTGGGCGAACTCGTTCACGCCACCCGGTGGAGTAGCGGTCTTGTCGCAGCTTCCGTCTGGGCCGAAGGACAGCTGGGGCGCGCTCCCGCTATAAAGATCAATGCAGGTAGACGTGACGGTGTAGATCACCTGGGTGTCTTCCGCGTTGTCGAAGTCGTAGATGTCCGCCCTTATAGGGGTGCTCTGCGTCGTCCAGTTTGAGGCCGCGTCGGCGTCGCAGAGGTTGTCGCCGAGCTCCGTCACGAGGGTGTCGTCGTAGTCGCACTTCTCGTCGCGGCATGGGTAGCTGGTCGAGCACGACGTCTGCACCGGGCTTCCCGTGTTGTACACGTCCGTGCAATCCACCCGCTGCGGCGCGTCACGAACGCCCGACGTCGCGTCGCTGTCGCAGAGGTCGTCAGGGAAGCCGCTGCACTGGGCATCGTTTCCGCAGGTTGATACTGGTCCCTTCGGGTTGTCGTAGATGTCTACGCAGTGTTGCTGGTAGAGGTCCGAACACTTCCACGAGAAGAACACGACACCGTCGGTCACCGCCGGGCTTACGTCGTCTTCCTCAAACCACTCCGCCAGGCCGAGCGCGAGGAACCCGCGCAAGCTGATGTCGTCCGCGTTCATCGTCCCGTAAAGTCGGGGGTTGTCCTGTGCAGCGTTGAGCTGTTGGTAACTCTGGTCGCGCTTGATGGGCGGGCTGATAAGCCGAGGCGCCCGAGGATCCATTCCCATCCACACGGTCAATTCGTCGGCGCCGATCTCCATGTTTCTCGAGCCGCAATCCAGGCCCCCCGATGTACACAGGAAGGTGAGCTTTGGGGACTGGCTCTCGACGTAGAATATCTTCCCTCTCGGGACGGGGACGCCGGTCCCGTTGTCGAACCCTGAGATCACCAGCCCGTTGGTGGTGCTCGTCTCCCAGTAGGTGCTGCCCCTGACGTCGGGCACCGGGAGATCGATGTCCAGGAACGTCTCCGTCGTGGCGCCGTCGTCGATCTGGAACTCGCCGCCGATGACCAGGTCGTCGAGCCCCATGCTCCCCGTGTAGCCGGCGATGGCGGCGCCGACTTCCGCGTCGAAGTCGATGTGGTCGACGGCCGGGTCGTCGTCGGGGGTGAAGTTGTCGCCTCCAGGTGCGGTGTCCGAGGTGTGGTCGTGCGAATCGTTTACAACGTCGCCATCGATGTCGAGGTCGTTCGCGTTGTCGAAGTCGATGATCTCGCCAGCCGCGTCGAGGTCGTGTGCGTTCGAGAAGTCCTCGATCAGACCAGCGATGTCACCGTAGGCGGCGTAACGCTTTGTCCCGAAAGAGTTCCCGCCGCAGTACGACAGCGGCTCGGCGTCGTTGACAGCCATCCGCCCTGATACGCCAGGGAAGCAACCGAGCACACCGACACCGAGATCCTCGATAAACCCAGCCTCGTCGCTCTTGGTGTCGACAAACCCACCGACGACCTCGAGGCCGGTGCGGATGTCGCCCTCGGTGACGATGTCAGCGGGGACTGGCGGGACCGTGTCAGAGGTGTGGTCGTGAGAGTCGGCGACGATCTCGGGGTCCATCCAGGTAGACCCTGGGCCAGCGAGATCTCCGCCAGGGGTCGCGCCGGCCAGAACCTCGGCGGTGAGCTGGGGGTTGTTGACGTCGGTCGCGAGGATGTACTCGGCATCGAGCGGGGAGGGCTCACCCTGGTATGTGTACACCCATTCCGAACCGTTGTAGGTCTTGTTCTCGATCCGGTTGCACTGGAAAGTGATCGTCCCGCCACTCTCGGGTGTCAATACCCGGAAGCTCACGAACCCTCTGGTGAACTGTGCCTTGTGCGGTTCGGCGTCGGAGATGCTCAGGATCTCTTTGCAGTCGCTGCCCACGCCCCCGTAGTTGTTGTAGCAGTCGTTGACCGCAACGGTCGGGCTGGCGGCTACGGGAGTGATCGTGATCGTGGAAGACGTGTAGCAACCCGTGATGTCCTGATGCGGTGGCGCGGACTCGAGCGGCGACGCTCCGAACGCGTAAGAGAACGCCTGGTCGTAGTCGGCGTGGACAAACGCGATAGGATCCGCATCCACCCACTGCGCGCTGGCGGGAAAGGCGAGGAGCAGCCCAGCCAGCAGTGCCAGCCGCTTCATCACAGGACACCCGAGTAGATGAGGTAGCCCGAGACGATCGAGGCCTGCCGGTTCTCGTGACCGTCACCGAGACCAGAGTTCGAGATCGTGTGAGTGTGGTTCCCTTCGGTGCCGATGGGGGCGCTCTGGGTAGAGCTGGGGCTGTCGTTAGCTCCCTCCTTCAGGGTCGTCGGGTCTCCGCCTCCGGTGTTGTGCGTCCTGACCGTATGGTCATGGGCGCCGTCGCCCCCGGTGGCTCCGCCATGGTTGTGCTGCGGCCCTTCGTCCTCGGTGAGCACATGCTTCTTCTCGCCGACCCAGGTGTCGTTGTTGTCCCCCGTGATGAAGTTGTAGTCGCCATCGGGCTCTTCGTCGTCGGGGTGCGCCGCGTCCCAGAAGCCCACCGGCACGCGACCAGCAAAGTCCGGCACTCGGAAGTAGTTGTTTGTTGGGGCTCCGAGGCTCGGGTGCTCGTCGTAATAGCCGTCGCCTGCCCCGGTTGCACCCATCGCAGCTGCCAGCGCGGGGTAGCTGGCGACCAGGTACTCGTCCCCGTCGCACTGGAGCCATCCGTTGATCGCTGCCGCGGACTGGAGCGTGGCGGTCATTTTCAGGTCGCCGACCGCGGGCTGCGGAGCGAAAGCGCCGGGGTCGATGCTCTTCGCGAAGTAGACATCGGCGCCATCGTCGACGAATGTCAGCGGCACGTTAGTACCGATGATGGTCACGATTGTGTCGGACGCACTGTAGTTCACAGAGAGAACGTGCGACTCCACATACGGAGGCCCGCCACCAGGTCGCATCCGAACGCGTCGCCCTACGGTGAAGTAGGCAGTCGCGTCGCAGTCCTCGACGCGGAACGAGCTCGCGTCGATCTTTGAGACCGTCTTCGGCCCGCGCACTGTGAGGTCTCGAGTGATCGAGAGCCACTCGGGATCGTCGTACCAAGTGCGGACCACCGTCATCACTTCGCGGCCCCACTCGTTGACGTCCGCCCCTTTCCAGCCGACCTCGGCTCCGTCCGGTACCGGGAACCCGTTGGTCGCCGGGGTCACCGACCACTCTTCAAGAAGGATCGTCATCAGCCATCTCCTCCGAGCTCGTCCTCTGTCATAAGGCCGCGCCTAATAAGCGTTTGCCCGAGCCGCACCGCAGCGGCCTCGGCATTTCCGACCGTCGCGCCGAGCACCACCTGGCGGTAGATGTCCGGGTCGACCAGGGCGGAGAGTCCGAGGTTGGCCACCGCCTCCTTGCCGTTCTGGCGCATGAAGGCCTCGGCCACGCCGCCCAGCGCGAGCACCGCGCCGGCTACCTTTGCACCCGACGAGTCGCCGGCCATGCCACCTGCACCAGCGCCGCCGGCCAGAATCATCAGCAGCCGGCTGGTCCCTCGACCGCCAGGGAACCGCGGCGCTCTGCGGCCGGGGCTCGCGACGTCGTCAAGGATGTCCATCAGGTTGCCGTAGCCGCGGGTGCCGAGGATCTCGGTCAGCCCAGCAGCCTCTGCGGAGGCCTTCCCGATCGCGCTCGAGCCAGCCTGCCGGTTCGAAGCCACGGCGTCCGCGGCCATGCCGAGCCGGCGCTGGAGGACGTGAACAACCGCCACCCGCCGCAGCGCCAGGTCGTCGCCGACCCCGGCCATCATGCCGCGGATCTTCTTGACCTCGGCCACCGCCATGTCGCTCGAGAGGATCCGGTCGAGCGCCTTTTGCGCGTTGTCCATCCGCCCTTGGCCGATTATGTAGCGGTGCATCAGCCCGGTCTCGGGCGCCTTCTCGTGCATCGCCTTCCGCGCTTCCCGCATCTTGCGAGTGGCACCCACGGCCCGCTCGCCCTGCTCGGAGTGCGCCGCGACGTCCTCGAGCACATCGTCGAGCGGGTCGTAGAACTCCTTCATCCGCGAGTAGTGAGGGATGCGCCCAGCGTTACTCTGCGGCAGCTGGCTCTTCGCGTAGGCCGACCCGACGCCCTTCCGGATGTTCTCGGCCTCGCGCAGCGTCATCTCACCAGGGAGCCCGGCCGCGTTCCTGAGCACTGAGGGAATCTCATCCATGTGCGCGAAGTCCTCGAGGAGCTCGTTGGCCTTCCGGACCACCCCCTCGGTCGACCCGTAGCTGCCCATCGTCTCCTTCTCCGCCTGGCGCCGCGCGGACTGGTAGACGTCGTCCATCATCTGGTGCCCGCTGCGGATCGACTCGGCGACTTCGACCGCGGGGTTGTGGCTGGTCGGCGAGGGCGTGGGAAGGTCGGTGATGAGCTTAGCCGCCTGCCTCTCCGAGGTACCCGTCGCCTCGGCTGCCCAGTTGCGGCTCAGGAAGCGTTTGAAGACGCCCCCCTTGCCGAGGGCCTCGATGCCCCGCTCAGTGAGCTCCTGGGCGCCTGGGATGCGCCGCATCAGACCGGCGCTCGGACGGCGCAGCGCGATCGATGTTCCCACGTCTGCGGCCATGCCGCCCGCGAACGACCCGGCTCCGCCCACGCCCTGCTCCTCGAGGCCCATCGTGGCCAGCTCGCCCACCATCCCAGCGGGAGCTCCAACCAGCGAGCCCGTTGGCCCGCCGAACGGGAACCCCATGCCGGCGCCCATCGTGGCCCCCCGGATGCCGCCGCGGACATAATCGCCGGCCGAGTAGTCGGGAGTGACGTCCTTGATCGTCATGCCGGCCTGCGCCGCGTACTCCGAGATCGCCTCATCCGCGCTCGAGGCGCCACCCACATCGAACCGCTGCTTGTCGTGAATGACGGTGAAGCCCGCGCCCTGGGATCCCGTGACCCGGAACCCGCCGCCGCCCTCGACTGCGACGATGTACCCGTTCGCGGCGGACGTATCCATCACGTTGAAGTCCTGGGCGTTGCTCCTGATCTTCTGGCCAGACCGTCCGCCGAATTTCATGGCCTACTCCTGGATCGGTGTGAACGTGACGTTCCCTGTGGAACGACCACCAGGTGCGGGTGCGGGTTGGGCTCTCCCCACATCTTCTTGCGACCTTGCGTAGTTCTCGTAGAACTCTTTGTAGGCGCGCTGCGCCGCGGGCCGCTCGCCTGCCTCCATGTTGGACAGGACGTAGTCGATCGATCGCGAACGCCACTCGGCGATCTTGGCCGATGCCGTATCCGAGATCTGCCCGTTTTCGTCGATCAGCTCTGCGATGTTCGGGAACAGGCCGGTGAGGAACGCGCGCTCCTTGTCACTGGCCTGCGCTCCAGACATCGCCTTGACGAACTCGGCCACGGCGAGCTCCTTCACGTTGGTGTAGTTTTCGAGAGCAGGAGAGGCGGCGCCCGTCATCATCCTCTCTACCCACGCAGCGAACTGAGTTCCGCGACCCGTCTCGCCATGCTCGTTGGCCACGCGAATGGCCGCGTCCGTGATCCGGTTGATGGTTTCCTGAAACGACACCAGGCCGAGGATCTTCTCCTTGAAGGCCCCCTTCCCTCGGACGTACCGACCCAGCATGGGAACGTGGAACGCCTCCTTGTTCACCACATCGCGAGCGAGTGACTGATCCATCCCGCCAGCAACGAGCGCCTCGTACTGGCTGGCCTCGCTCTTCTCCTCCCAGCCGACAGGCATGCCGACGTTGACCGTCGACCCGCTCGCCGGAGCTCCCAGGTGCGGACGGTCTGCGAGGACCCCGGTCTGGCTCTCTTGGCGAGTGGCTCTGATGGGATTGCCATCCGGACCGATAACCGTCTCGGAGGCGTACTGGTAAGGCTCCGCGACCGGATACATCTGAGAGAAGATGGTGCTCGCCTTCTCCGCGAACTCGAACGCGCCCTGGCCCATCAGGTACTGGATCGCCGCCTGGCGCTGGTTCGGGTCGCTCATGTCGGAGAAGTTTTTCTGCATGTGGCTCATCAGCTGCTGCTCGCGCCGCTTCGACTCCAGCTGCGAGGCCATCTGCATCTTTCTCATCTCTTGATCCACGCCATGCTTCCGCAGCTGCGCGAGAGCCTGAGGGCCAGCCCATGGGTTCTGCGCGGCACCCGACACGCCCGCCGCGTAAGCGGCTCCGCCTAGCACTCCAGCGAGCGAGCGCATCACCCGCATAGCCTTCTGCCCGCCAGTCTCTTCCTCGACGGGCTCTCCGTACTCGTCTGTCTGTCGAGGGTCCATCATTCTGGGTTCCATTGTCTACTTCCCCATGCTATGCGAACAGAGAACCGACTCCGCCAACGAGGGCCTGCCCCCACTGGAACGGTTGTTCGGCGACGTTAATGCTGGTGCTCTCACCCATGAGCGGGTTGCCGGTCAGGTACGACTGGAACTGCTCGAGCTTCGAGTAGGGATACTGGTGTTGCCGCAACGCCTCGGCCTGCTGGCCCGCCTGGTCCTGCTCGTACTCCATTCCGATCTTTCCGAGCATCGTCGCATCGGCGTACTGCTGCTGCTGCATCTGACCCGTCTGCCCCATCGCGGACATCATGTTCGCGCGTTCCATGTTGTAGTTGCCGCCCCAGAGTCGCGATGCCGTGGCTTGGCCGGCGTTGGCCATCGCGCTGGCCATCGCTCCACCGCCGAACCGACCGCCGGCCGCGTACCCCGACTGCGGCCCGCTCATCGCCGAGCCCACGGAACGGTCGACGATGTCCTGCATCCACGGGTTGGAGTTGGGATCCAGGTACGCCCCGCTCATAATCTTTTGCCACTCGTCGAGCCCTGTCTCGCTGACTGCCCCGGCGTTGGCGATGTTGGTCATCTGCCCGAGGGCCTGCTCCCGCTGTTCGGAGATCGGGACGTACTGCGACGGGAGCGGAGTGTCGTCGTCGTAGAGGTTGCGCGCCTCGCCTAGCGCGTACTTGCCTTCCTTCCGGATGAGTTTGTGTGCGCGCGTCTTGCCGATGTTCTCTTGTCGCCCGCCCAGTGTGCTCTGGAAACCCATTGTCTACTCCCCCTCCCTGACAGGACCGTCGTCAAGATCCATCGCGTAGAATGTCGCTATCTCTTTCGCTCCCGGTATGAACCGGCCCCACCCTCGGCGACCGACCATCTCGATCTGGTTGAACCCTTGCGCGCGTGCAACCTGCTGCAGCGCCGGCCACATGCGCTCGGCCCAGAGCTCGATCTTCTCGCCGCCGAAGAGCCCGATGCTGTAGACCCGGCGGTCGGGATAGATCTTCGCCTCGGCCACGATCACCGCATAGATGCGATGGATGCTTGGATCCCAGATGAGCAAGACGCCGGCCAGCCCATCCGCCACGATCTTTTTGGCGCCTTCCATTTCGATCCTGCCCGCTGAACGCTCGAAGACCTTCTCGAGGTAGGGGACCAGGAGCTCCCACCCGTCGATCGCCTGCTTCGCCGTGAGCTCGGTGAGCTTGATGCGGCTGACGTCGATGATCGGGATCACCGGGGCGAGCTCTTCTGCGACCGCTGCTTCGCTCACGCGATCTTCCTCCAGCGTTCGGTGGTCGGGTCGTACCAGAACAGCATCGAGTCATCCTGCAGGAGCGACGCCGAGCCAGGCCCCATCTCGAAGCGGTTGGCGACGTCAGAAAGGCCGCTCTGGTCGATCAGCGTCAGGGTGTTCGCCCCGACGTTGATGAGCACCAGGAACCGGCCTGGGTCAGCCACTATCCCACTGAGATCCCAGCTTCCGCTGTCCGTGTCGAGTCGCACTACCGTGTACCCGGTCAGGTCGAGATTGTCAGTGTCACCCGTGATCGCGACGTCCGTGCTGCCGAACCCAAGCATCGTCGAGAGCTCGCTGCCGTCCTTCGGGACCGTCGCGTTCGCACGGTCGCCCGTGGCGGCAATGTAGTCGGCCATCTGGCGGCGGTGTTCGACGTCGTCCTCGTTGAACGCGGGCGGCTTGTGGGCTCCGATCTGATCGGTCATCGCTTGCCCATCCTCCCGATCGTGTAATCGAACCCGATGAAGTCTTCGATCGGCCCAGCCGTCGTGAAGTCCGAGTAGATGTACTTGCCTGCAACACGAGCCGGGATAACTCCGCTCGGGACCATGGCGCGAGACGACGTCGACGTAGCGGGGCCCCGCGCGACGTTGCGCCCGAACATGGCCCCCGTGATCTCGGCAGCCTCGCCGCTAAACACCGGGCGCACCGAGCGAATCATGCTGCGCCGGCTGTCCGGCATCTCGTAGTCCCCGGTGATGATCCTGCCGACCCTGATGTTGCCGCTCGTAAATGACGCAAGGTTGTGCTGGGTCGTGAAGACCGAGAGCACGTCGCGCGGCGAGGTGCCCGCGCCAAGCGTGTCCATGTCTACGCCGCCCAGGTCCGGCAGCCCGACGGTGTCCATGAGCAGGTCGCCGTAGGTGGCACCATCCAGTGCGAGATCTTCCGTGAAGGGCGGCGAGTTGAGCACCCACTCGTTGTCTTCCGGAATCGTCCACCACTGTTTGAGCTCGTAGTTGTACCCGAACAGCGAGTTGCCATCGCCAGGCGTTCCGCCAGTGGGCGGGTTGTTCCGGGTTCCCCTGGTGCCGCCTTCGAGCGGGCCAGTGCCGCGCTGCGGCAGCGACCAGACGATCGATCGCAGCTGGGCCGCGTGAGCGACGGAGCAGCGGGAATCGGCCTCTTCCCAATTCATATTGCCGAGGATTGTCTTGTCGACCTTCTCGAACCCGATGGGCGAAGTGCGAGCGCCATCGAAAACCAGGAACCCCTCCGCAGAGAGAAAGAAGACATTGTTCCCGACAGCGATTGCTGTACCAGGGACGATCGCGCCGCGCGAATCGTCGCGCTTGCGGAACGCGAAGAAGAGCGGAGCGCCGACATAGTCCATGCGCCATACCTGGCGCCTCCGGAACACTGCAGTGTAATCGGCTGCCGCGACGATCTGAGTCACCGGGCCGGCGTCGCCCTGCAGTATCTGGAAGTCGGATTGCCCGTTGATCGCTGTCGGGCTGGCGATGTCAGGCCAAAGTGTCGGGTCGCCCTGGACGCACCAGTGGATTCCGCCCTCCTGGGTACCGATGGCCCCACCGTTGACGGCCCCCTGGCCGACGATGTTGCCGAGCACCAGGAACTCGCCGACCACCTCCATCGCGCCGGCAAGCGATGCGTTCGCGTTTAGGTCTGCGAATTGGACACCGGGCCCGGTGCTGATTTGCACTGGGTCGGACTTGTTGGTCGCGAATCGCGCGTTGCCGTAGACGTTGAGCTCCCAGTGGTCGGTGGGGCTGAGCGTGTAGCCCGCCGCCCTCGAGATCTCGGGCATCGTGAAGCCGCTGCTCTCGTAGAGCTCCGCGGCCGTGCCGGCCAGCGTGACGTCCGAGCCGGCCTGGGTTCGAAGGCGCCTTGCGCCGCGGCACTCTGCAATCAGAGCGAGGAGCTCGGAGTTCTCCAGCGCCGGCATGCCCTGCCAGCCGGCGAGCGATGGCGTGAGATTGGACACGACGCGCAAGCCAGGAGACGCCACCTGCTTCTGATCGGGCAGCCACTCCCCGAACGCAATATCGGGCATCTCAGTATCTCACCCCGCCCCTGTGCTCCACCGGACCCGAGCGCGGGCGCATCACGGCGCCGGGCCGGAACTTCCCGCGAGAGTCTGCGGAGACCAGGCTTCCGACGGCCCGCTCGTACATCTTCACCCAGGTGCCCAACCGCTCATCGTCGATCACATACGGCATCGCCTCGAGCAGCGAGCCGTAGAGGTAGATGTCGGGCGCCTGGACGAGCAGCCAGTTGGTCGTATTGGTCGCCGAGAGCGCCGGGATCTTGGCCAAGTACTCGAGCGCGGATGTGTAGGTCCCCGCGGCCACTCCGGTGGGATCTGGGCGCCAGAGTGCGTTCGTCCCCACGATGGCGTAGGCACGAGGCGGACCACCCGACTTGGACATTCCGAGGAGTTTAAGCGCGGAGACGCACTCCGCGGTGTAGGGCTGACCCGCGGTGGTGATCTGCCAGGCGATGGCCTCGATGTAGTCGACCGGCAGCGGCACCGCCTCGGCGTCGATGTCTGGCGTGGCAGCGTTGTGCATCCACCGGACCGAGACCTCGCGGTTCACCCTGGCCTCGCAGAGGGTGATGAAGTCCGTGATCTTTCCGGTGACCTCCTCCTGCTCGAGGTAGTCTTCGATGGTGGTCTGGAGCTCTGAGTAGTTACCGAACGGCACCTAGATTCTCCCCGGCGCTGTCCTCAAGTCGCTCCACGAATTGTCGTTGAGGCGGCGCATGATTCGTGCCTTGTCCTCGTCGTTCCAGCGGTAGAAGTTGATGTCCTCTTCCTTCGCCCACTTCTCGATCAGCGCGACCGGGATCTGCGCGACGCGCACCCACTCCTGCCCGTTCCAGAGCGACCCGGAAGAGTTGTCCACGTTCCGGAGCGCCTTGTTGATGTCGAGGATCTCTTCGCATTCCTGCTCGACGGAAAACTCGATCGTGTGTTTGCCGTGCGTGTTCAGGCGCATCTTTCGAGACACGCCAGTGCCTGGCGTCGAGATGTCTTCCCATGGCGTGTAGGCGCCCGGCATCAGGCGACCTCCCGAATGCCCTCGAACCAGATGCCGTCCATGTCTTGGATCGTCACGTCGAACCGGATCCACTGGGCAGACAGACGGACGGCGACCGCAATTTGCGCGTTGCTCCCAACCGTCCACACGTACTGGTCAGCGTCGTCCTGGTCGAAGTAGGTATGCCAGTTGGTCCCGTCTGGCGACACCTCCATCGCTACTACCGCGCCGCTTACGGCGGCTCGGTCCAGGTAGACGATCCCCTTGGTGAACTCGGAAACCTCGAGTGCGTCCGACTGGTTGCCGGCTGCTACCGCTCCGAACGCGTGTATGCTGTGTCTGCGATTCGGCATGTTAGGCAACCTCCCTGATGCCTTCGATGTACACGTAATTGCAATCCGCCGTGTCTACGAGCATCCTGACGTGCTTTGGCAAGATCTCGATCTGGTACGACTCGAGCGCCGTAGTGAGCGTGTATCTGCCCCTGACGCCATTTGGCCGATACAGGATGAACCATGAGACGCCACCGTTAGGCGAGCAGAACACCTCGACGCGCGTCCCTATCCCGCTGATGTGAAGGATCCCTTTCGTGAACTCGGACAGGTGAATCTCCGGCGTGAGTGTTTGGACGACCGTCCCGGTTTCCGTCGCAACCCAGGTGTCTGTGAAGTCGAAGGTGTTCGGTCCGGTAGCCGTGACCAACCTGTTCGAGCCGTTGTAGTTCGTCGTCCCGCTGATCGTGACTCTTCCGCCAGTGCTGATCGTGTGGCCAGCTACGGTGGCTCTGACATCACCGGCTGCTCCGCCGAGTAGGCTTGCATCGGCGAATGCAGTGATCGAGTCGGTAAGCGTGGTCGCGCCCAGGAACTTGATCCCGTGTCTTCGATTCGGCATGCACAACTCCCCTCGCAAGATGGGCGGCTCCTTGGAGCCGGGCGGGCTGAGAACCTGACGGTTTCCCAGAAGCCGCCCACTTGCTGCGACCGCTATCCCTTCAGGTCGTAGACCGCGCCGTGTGCGAGCTCGTTGCACATCTCGAGCGTCCACTCGACCAGCATCTCGCGCTTGATCGAGTCGCCGACCTTGGCGAGATCGAACTGCTGCCAGGGCCGCAGATACGCCATCTTCATGTACTCGGGATCGAGTGCGAAGACGATCGAGTCGAGCGTCGGCGATGCGGCGAGCGGGTAGATGTGCCGCGAGGGCACAACCCGGAGCTCACCGAAGTTGCTGACGTAGAGATCGACCGTGGCGTAGATCGTGCGCGCCGCCCTGTCCGAACGAGTGACACCGGAGGCGCCCACCGTCCCGACACCGTCCATCAGCGAGATGTTCGTCTTCTGCGTCGGACCGACCAGCAGCACCGAGGGCTTCGCGCCCGCGGCCCATGCCAGCTGGATCACGCTGTCGACCATCCCCTGGGTGATCGTGCGTCCCGTGCCGTCCACTCGGACGGTGGTGACACCGCTCGAGTACCCACCACCGGAGCCCACCGTGCTGATGTTCGTCTTGATCCAGGTCATCAGCGCCCCGGACTGTCGCGGTGTGTCCGCGTCCGTGACCTGAGCCTGGCTCGGCTGGTTCAGCCCCGTCATCGCGAAGTCGACGTCCTTCTTCAGCTCCCGCGCGGCCTTTGCAGCCTGGTACGCGAGCTCCGAGTCACGACCGTACTTCTCGGTGACTTCGAGCGTCCCCGTGACGTTGAACAGCTTGATCGAGATCTGCGTGTAGTTCTGCAGCAACGTGGTGGCGCCGACCGCGACATCCGTCGCGTCCTCGCCTTCGTTGTGAGCATTGGCAGCCGGATCTTCGAGAGCATCCGTCTGCCACTGGTGAAGCGTGCTGCCGGAAGACGTCGTCCCAATCATGCTCAGGAGCGGAGTCTCCGTCGGGCTGATGTTGTGAATCAGATCGGAAACGTCTTCACGTTGTCCGTTCGCCTCGAGACTGTCGTAGAGATTGGCCGGAATGCCTGCCATTTGAGAAAGACCTCATACGCGGCTCGCCCCAGCTGAAGCTCTGGACCTCTTCGCCCGTTCCTTCGCGAGGAACACCGCTGCTGCGGCATCGCGAGAGTCCGGATGCTTCTCGAGGTTCGCCATTGCGACATCGACCTCTGACCGTTGCGTCTCCCCGGTATCGCGTGGCGATCCGGAACGTACTGGTCTCGGTTTCTTTGCCAGTGCTCTGCGGACTGCAGGTGCGGTCTTCCGTGTCGCCTTGTCGTATTCCTGTGCTTTCCACACAAGAGTGACGTAGCGGTGGTCGTCGACCTGATCCCACTCCTCCGGACTGAGACCACCCCCGTCCGAAGCCAACGCGTAGCGACTGAGAGCGTCGTACTCTCTGTCGAAATTCTTCTTGAATCGCGGAACCTTGGCCGCGAGCGCCTCGCGCTCTGCAGGTACCCGAGCGGCCCGCTGCTCGTCGACTCTGCGAGCGGCCTCGGCCTCGGCGTTCTGCCTGAGCTGCGTGGCCTGGGCGATCGCGCCCTGCTTGCGCCGCATGTCTTCCATGCGCGCGGCGTACTCGCCGGGGTCGACAGCGCGCAGCTTCTCCATCTCCTGGGTGCTCGGGAGCACGCTCTGAAGGTGTGCCTGGAGCTCCGTAGCGAGTGCGGCATTCTGGGCCACCTGCTTCTCGAACGCCTGGTAGGCGCCGCCGACCTTGTCTTCGAACAGCCGGCGCTGCTCGCCGAGCTCCGTCGTCTTGGCCGTGTAGTCCTGCTGCCGCATGTAGCCTTCTTGGAGGTCCTGAAAGCTGACCTCGACGTCGTTCGGCAGCGTGATTCTGGCCTCGAGAGGGATTTCCAGGTCCTGGGGATCGCCCTGTGGCTCCGCCTGGCCAGGATCAGCCTGCGGCTCGGGTGCTTGGGCGTCCGGGTCGGCGTTCGGCTCTCCTGAGGGATCCTCGTCGGCCTTCTTGGGCTCGGGCTCGCCGTCGGCCTCTACGAGCTCGTCGAGCGACGTTTCCAGGGTCGTCGGCTCTCGCTGGGGCTCGGCGTCCGGATCCAGGGCCGGAAGGCCCGCAGCCGCGCGCACCTTGGCCTTGCGCGCCTGCTCCATGTCGAAAAAGGCTTTCGCGGCTTCGTCAACGCCTGCTGTAGGACTGTTTTGGCTCTCGAACGCGGGATCGGGCGGCATATTCACCTTTCCGGGGGGAAAGGGAACGATTCGAGCCTAGTTTGCCTATTTTTCAGCCATCCGCAACTTTTTGTTGCGATTCGACGTACTTGGCACGCTCTTCTCTGGCCGTATTGAGGTACTCGACCACCGATTCGCGCCTCTTCCTGCGTTCGCTGAGCTTGTCGTGTTTTGCGACCAGCTGGTCCGTGGCGTTGCGCCCCAGAGTGATCACGGCCAGCAGATAGGCCACAAACTCCTCCACCGCATGCGCTCGAAGCCGGGCGTTCCAGGCCTCATCGGCGTTGGTGGCTCCATGGAAGCTCTGCAGGGCCCACTCCTGCGTCGCGCCGATCGCGTCCTGCAGGATCGGGTTCTTCGAGACCGCGATGGCCTCCGCGCCGCGCTGTTCCGGTGTCCTGGGCATCAGGCGAGACCTCCCGCTTGCGGTTGAGCCGGCGGCGGACCCTGCGGTGTCGCCGGAGGCGGCTCGATCGAGTTGGCCGTGGCGCCGGGCGGCGTGATGTGCCAGCCGAGATCGACGAGGGCCTGGTAGCCCTCGGCGCGGATCTTCTGGATGTCGACCTCGTGGCTGAGCTCTGTCTTCTTGATCTCGAGCATCAGCTTGTCGCGATCGAGCTCCACCTTCTGGCGCTCGAGCTCCACCCGCATGTACTCGACCTCGGCCGCGGCCTTCACGGCCTCCTCGGTCGGATCAGGCTTGGGCTCGGGCGGATCCACCGTCGACGGGTCGGTGAAGTACTGCTCCGGCGATCGGAACCCGAGGGCCTCGACCAGGTCGGAGACCGTGTTGAAGAAATTGCTGTCCGAGACCATGTGCGTGAAGCCCATCTCGGCAATCGCCTTCTGCACCTCGGCGATGGTCTGCAGGTTCATCGACTTCTCCATCTTCGAACCGTGGCCCAGCCCCACCGTCACCTGGCAGTCGACTTCGGTCGCCCAGGCGGTCGGGTCGACGTGGACGTACTCGCCGCGCACCCGGATCATCATGCCGCGCGTGTCGTGCTGCATGAGCAGCATGTAGATCTTCTCGAACAGGTGCTTTACCCCGGTGTCGGCGAAGATCCGCGCGTAGAGCGTGATCCTGGTCGCCGCCGCCGAACTCTGCACCATCGTCCCGTAGACGTGCTTGCTGATCGAGTCCGGGTTGATGCCCATCGCCTCGGGCGAGATTCCGGTACGCGCCTCGCGCATCTTCAGGTGCGCGTCGAACGCCGGCAGGATGTCCGCGGCGTTGCTCTTCTGCTCGTAGGGTCGCAGCGCGTTCGGCTCGTACTCCTCGATATAGCCGCCGGCCGCAGCATCGAGCAGCTGCGTGAGGTTGACCATCGGCGTCGACGCGTCGGCCTGGCCTCGAGAGAGCACGATGTTGCGCGGGTCAGTCGCAAGATAGAGGCAGTCGAGGAACTGACGCCACAGTGTGGTGTTGATGTCCTGCAGGTCCTTCGTCGCATCGGCCAGAGAGAGGCCGTGAAAACGGTGCGGGACCGGGATCGGCGTTACCGATACGAACGGATGCCCGTTCGCCGGCTCGGTGTGGAGAATGACTTGTGCGTAGTCCCCCCCGGTAACCACCTTCCACCATTCGCTCACGCCATCACCGTCCCGGTCCACTAGGACGTAACACTCGGAGATGTACACCGTTCTCTCGGAATCCTTCCGGTCTGCGAACACCAGCGGGAAAGAGTCGTCCTGGCTTGCGCGGATGATCGAGTCCTGGTCGGTGCTGTAGACCGAGTGCGCGCTCGGAATCGACTTCACGATTTCCGGGTCGTAGCCCAGGCCGATCAGCTTGCTTTCGCTCGCGCGGATCCGCTCGCCAACGAACCGACAGGTCGGGTCGTAGAGGCTTCGCGCGTCGCGGTTGATGATAAACTCCTCGGGCGGCACGTTCTCGAGTGCGATCTTGCCGGCGCGCTTGTATCGCACGCCCTCGATGTCGTACCGGACCCGCATCGGGTCATGGTTCTCGGGAAGCATGCTCTCTTCGTCGAGGACCTCGCGCTCGCCCGTCTTCTGGTTGATGTGCCACGCCTCGACGGCGCGGATCTCGTAGTCTTCGTCGTCGAAGATGGCCTGCAGCTCGATGAGCGGCTTGCCCTCGTAGTTCTCGAAGGTGACCGCGCTCGAGTCCTCGAACCAGACCTTCACGATGCCGTTTTTCTGTATCAGCGCGTCCTTGAACATGGTGTAGAGCACCATGAAGCCGTCTTCGCGGCCGAACACATGGTTGACCATCTCGGTGGCCTGCTCGGCTGACTGGATGTCGTCATCGTTTTTCGGAACGAACCGCACGACGCGCGGCCCGCTGCAGAAGATCTCCATCAGGCTCGGAAGCAGCCACTCCACCTGCTCGAAGATGTCGCGCGTGACCACCTGGCTGCGGCCTTCGCGCTCGTCGCCTCGAGGATTGCCGAAGTACTGCGCCATCGAACTGCGACGCGTCTCGGCCAGGCGAGTGCCTGTCCACCCCAATCCAGAGTCGATCTCGCGCTGGACGATTCCGAGCAGCTGGCGCTCGTCGATCACAAACTCGTCGCCGGCACCCTCCTGCGGCTGCCTGTCTTCGGGGAAGTCCTCTGATGTCGGGAGCTCTTCGAACCCGTCGACCGAAGGGAACACCGCGCCTTGTTCTTCGTCGGGATCTTGCCCGCCCACTCGATAGTCGTCCATCGCTCCGTCCCCCTCAGGTCATCCAGCGTGTGTTCGGTTTTGGTCTCGCGACGTTTGGCATCGCGCGTAGCCCCAGCGCGAGGTACCGGAACGCATCCGCTCCATGCGACGACCAGTGGTCGTGCCGCGGCACGTCCGTGAGCTCGCCAGTCGATCGGTTCTTCTTGCGGCTGTAGTTCTCGAGACACGCAATCCCATCGCCCGTGTGCTCTTCGTCAAAGTTGCAAAGCGACAGGATCCGCCTGACCGCGTCGATCCCTTCCGCGAGCTCGCCGCCGAGCTTCACGAGTGTCCTGTCGAGGATCCGGAAGTGGATGCCGAGCTCCTGGGCCACGGCCGTGCGCGCGACACCGGGCGACCAGTCACGCACTTTGATGTCATGCGGCGCGATGTGCTCGCGGTAGACGTAAGGCTTCTCCTGCAGGATCTTCGCGTAGTGCGGCAGGCCCTGCCCGGTCGCCTCGTAGTAGTCGATCAGGTTGACCCGGCTGCCGAGCTGCTGGAAGAACCAGATTGCGGTGGCGTCGCGCATGCCGATGTCCCAGGACGTGTTCACCGGATACTGCGGGTCGTAAGGGAACACGCCGATGCGTCCCTCTTCGCGCGCCTTGGCCATGAGCTCGCCGTAGTAGGCGCCCTCGACTACTTCTGGGAACAGGCCGCGGACCCGTGTCTGCCAAGCGTTGGAGTCGACGCCCCAGATCTCGAGGCGCTCGGCTACCCATGCCGGTGTAATGAGCTCGGGGTGCGGCATCTTCTTGTCGCCGATCTTCTTCTCCCACTCTCCGCTGATCATGTCCTCTTCGGTGATGCCGAAGGCCAGGAAGTTGGGCGTGTCCCAGGCGGCAATCGGAATGGTGTTCACCGCGCTGGACTCGCAGTCTCGCTCGAAGCTACAGCCGCTGATGACGGGGTTGCCGATCAGGAGCTTGCGCGCATGACCGCCGGCCAGGAGCGAGTCGATCTGATCCATCAGTGCCGCGCTGATGCCGGAGGCCTCGTCGACCACCACCAGGATGTGTGGCGCGTGAAAGCCCTGAAAGCGCGACTCGTCCCAGTCGGGAGCGGTGAAGCCCCAGATCCAGTGGTCGGCGTCGAACTTGAGCTGCATCGCCGTGGCTTCGCCGCCGAGCGGCATGCTCGAGCTCTTCGCTGCGCGATGTATCTCACCCCAGAGCACGCCCTTCACCTGACGTTCTGTCGGCGCCGTCGTGATGACCTTTGCTCCGGGGTGACACGAGCCGAACCACAAAGAGATCCGCCCGGCCGTCCACGACTTCCCGCTCGAGTGGCACGAGGGAACCGCCGTCACGCGGTTGTCGCGCACCGACTCCATGATCGCCACCTGCGTGTTCCACGGGTCGTCGCCGAGGACCTCGCTCACGAAGAACTCGGGGTCCTTCTGGCAGCGGCCGTAGATGACGGCGGCGTCTCTTTGCGAGAGCGAGAGGCTCACTCGGATGGCCCCTCCGCAAGGCCGCGCTCGAAGCCGGCAGCGAATGCGGCGCGCGACTCCTTCTCGGCGTTCTCTTGGAGCATGCGCCGAAAGCGGAGCTCCTCTCGAGCACCGGACAGGTTCGCGAGAAGCTCCGCGGTCCCGAGCTCACCGTACTTCGGATAGCGGTACCGATGCCAAAGTCGGCGCCCCCAGCCGATGAACAGGTGGAACGGGATCGGCGCGAAGTAGATCTCCGCCTTGTAGAACGAACGCCAGGCGAGCCCGTAGCCACGGGGCGCGCAGCCGCCTTCCTCCACTGCCTCGATGAATTTCACGACGTCTTCTTCGCGACCGCCGTCTTCTTTTTCACCGGAGCCTTGGACTCGCCAGCGGGCTGACCGCCACCAGGCGGACCACCAGCGGGCGGACCATCAGCGGGCGGCTTCGCCTTCTTCGGCGGGTCGCACTGAGCTCTGAGCAGCTCAACCTGCTGCCACTGCGCCTGCGTGCTGGCCTTGCTATGGAGAATCGCCCTGGTCTTCGAGCCGACCTCTGCGTCTGTGAGCATGACGCACCTACCGACGCTGCGGATCGCGTTGCCGCGCGCCGCTCATCTGCTTGGGCATCTTGCCCAGCCCGTCGACCTTCAACGGTGTGTGAGTGATCGGGTTCGACTTCATGTTCTGCGGCATCTTCGACCGCGGAATGTCTACCCGAGCCACCTCTCCGCCGTTGGGGTGCGGCTCTTTCCGCACCCTTCCGCCCGGCTGCTCTGCTCTGCCACTACCTTGTCGCATGGTGTCACCCCCCCTCTATGAAACCATTGCGCGAGACTCCTACGTCAGCAACCCCCGCGTTACGATCATTTCAAACTCGACATCAAGGCGCTGCCGGTTCTCACCCAGCCAGCCCTCGTCGTGTTCCTCAACGAGCTCCTGCTCCCACTCGCGCTTCAGGTTGCGGAGCGTCGTGGGCGTCGGATCCACATCCGAGACGTCGGTCACATAGTCCCAGTTGATGATCACGTCGCCGTTCTCGCCCCGGCGCCAGGGCATTTCTGCATCGCTCAGCAGCGGCAGATCGTGCCCGAACTCGGGATTTAGCGACTTGGATTTGCTCACTTTCTCAGTCCTCCGGCCTTCTTGCGCTTCCGAGGCTTCCGAACAACAGCCTCCTTAGCGTCCCCCATAGGGCCAGTGTACTCCATGTTGACCACATCGGGTTGGCCGAACCGATCATAGTTCCAGTCCTCTGGCGCGTAGGCGTCGTCCCAGCCCATCCGGGAGGTCTCTTCGAAGCCGTTCTTTCGATAGAGCTTCACCAGAAAGCCGTCATAGGCGTCCAGGGTCTTCCCTCCCTGGGCCTTAGCGTGTGAGAGTATCTTCGTCCCGGCGCCGCGCCTTCTTGAGGTGTTGAAGGCGTGCCTGACGTCCCCGTCGCGGGTGATCGCGTAGCCGATCTTCGAGTCGTGGCTCAGGAAGGTCAGGGCCTGGTTGTCCATCAGCGCATCGGTGGTGGTGGGCGCCAGGAACCCGCCGTACTTGCCGGTCCTCGCGGCCTCGAGCGCACCAACGAAGTCCTGGTGCGGGGCTGAGCTCACGAGGTACTCCATCGAGCCCACCGGCTGAAGAACTCCGAGTCGGACAGCCCCATGCGCTGGGCAGCCTTGCCGATCTCGTCGTTGAAGATGTCCATCAGGCCTCGAGGATCTCGGATCCCGGTCTGCTCGGCGCCGCCAACCCACTGCGCGGCCATCGACTGGATCGGCTCCATGTCGTACTCGGGCCCGAGCACGTCCTGGTGGATCTTCTCGATCGAGCGCCGCTGGTAGGCGTTCGGCTTCTTGGTGTCAAAGTACTGCGTACCCATGTGCATGTCGGGCGGGATGTTCTGGTAGTTGCCCGATGCGCCCTCGCTCATCCGCCTGGTCTTGAACTGCCCCACCGGGTCGAGCGCCTCGAGGACGTTGCCGCCGACGCGCTCCGCCTCTTCGATGCGATTGAGCCCCGGCAGCATGCCGCCGTAGTAGCGCGGGTGCCCCAGCGGCTTCCACGGGGCCGAGTTCGAGGGGTCCAGGCTGGAGATCGGGATCCCGGCGTTGGCGCCGTGCTGCGCGAACAGGGTCCTGGCGATCTCTTCCGGCACTGTCGACCCGCTCGACGTTGGGCCGAGCCGTGCGGCTGTTCCCTTGAACCGCAGCCCGCCGAGCTCTTCGCCGACCTCGTCGACTATCCCCTCACGCAGCGGTGTCAGGTTGAACCACTCCTCGCCTTCCGGAATCGCTCGCTCGATGTTCTCGCGCGCCATCGGCAGTCGGCTCTCGGCCTGGGCGTCGGCTGCCTCCTGCGCGATGCGCTGGTTCTCGGGCAGCGTGCGCCCGGTCTCTCGTGCGATGCGCGACGCTGCCTCCTGCGCGATGCGCTGGTTCTCGGGCAGCGTGCGCCCGGTCTCTCGTGCGATGCGCGACTGCACACCGTAGTCGGGAACGCCGCGGAGCCCAGTGGTTCGGAAGAGCCGGCCACGTCCAGGCTTCACGATCGCACCCGCTGCCACTGCGAGCCCGCCGCCGCCACCTTCGTCCGACATCGCCATGCCACCGATTCCGATACCAGCCAGCATCTTGGCCTTGTCCGAGTCACTCGCGCGCTCGAAGAAGGACAGGAGGTCCTCCGCCTGGGCGTGACGCATCTCTGCTTCGGACCGATCGGGAGCTCCGCCGGGCACCTCGTCGAGCTCGTCGGCGACTTGGCCCTCGCGCCTGATCAGCACCGGGTGGTCGCCTTGGATCGCGAGCTCGTACCCGTTGCGCTCTGCCAGGTCGATCGCCCCCTGCAGATCGTCTTCCTCGATCAGGCGATGCACCGACGCCGCGAGTCGGGAGCTGTTGGCGTTGCCCGCGGCTGCCGCTTCCGGACCCAGCCAGGAGAGCTCGCCGTCCGGATCCATGCCGTACCGCGCGGCGCCGAGGAGCTCCTGCGCGGACTCGTTCGCGCCGCCCTCCATCAGGTCGTAGGCCTCTTGCCGCAGGCGGACCAGGTCGTCCGGCTCGAGCTCCACCCGCCCACCGAGGGACGCATCGGCCAGGTCCTCGACCAGGTCGCCGAACTCCTCTGTGGTTCCGGAGACGCCGTCCCATCGGATCTCGGAGGGTGCGTCGGCCCGAAGTAGCGACCGGCCATTCGCTGAGATCCGATACCCGTGCCGAGCGGCGAGCTCGCGCGCCTCGGTCTCGGCGCCGACGTCCATCAAGTCGGAGATCTCGTCCGCGACCGGGGTCTGCGCGATGTCGTCCATCGCCTCTACGTTCTCGCGAGTCCGCACTGCGACTCCGTCCGCATCGACGTGCCACCCGTGCTGCTGGCCCACCTGGCGGAGTACGCCGTCTGCATCGGCCACCTGGGTGAGACCACCGCCCATCGGCTGGGTGAGGATGTCACGCTGCGACGTTCCGCGGCCATCGGTGATCGTTCGCGCCATCCCTCCGGATCGGCCCGGTCGACGCCGAGACGATGCGGGCCGGACCGGCCTGTCGGTGTGTACCTGGCCGTTGGCGTCGACCTGGAAGTCGTACTGACGCGCCAGAGCGTAGGCCTCGTCGAAGTCCTCGTGTTCCAGGTGGTCGTCGATCCGCGTGCGGATCTCGTCGAGATCGGAGTCGTCGTAGCGGGCGTCGAACAGGCCCTCGTCGATGCCGCGATTCGACTCGAGGTACTGGCGGTGCGCGCGGGACCAGTCGGCCGCTGAAGGCGGCGGGCCCATCCCGTCCCGTAGCTCGCGGACCCTCTCCGTGCCGCGCGGCCATCTCACGAGCGAGCTCCTGGCCGTTCTCACCCGAGTTCCAGTAGCTGATCATGGTCATTTCGCGGTCGCGCATCTCTTCGGTCCAGCCGATAGTGCCGCCCTCGAGCTCTTCGCCCAAGAAGTTCTCACGGATCCAGTCGGAGTAGTCGGAGTTGTGGGCGTCGACCTCGTCGGCGAAGTCCTCGAGGTCCGACGCATCCATGTTATGAAGCCGCTCGATCTCTTCGGCGGGGATGTCGGCTGGGTCGAACGAGTTATGTGTCAGCGCCCGTGCTGCTGCTCCACCGCGCTCGTCGAGCCACGACTGTGTGTCGGGGTGGCGATTGGCCGGTGTTAGGCCTCCCGTCCGCGGGTTGTTGTCGCGCATGTGTCGCTGATAAGCGTCATCGTCGAACAGGTGGCGGATGTTCTCTGGGAGCCTCGCTCGGTACCGTTCGACCGCCTCGTTGACCAGGTCCATCGCGTCCTGGTCGCCGGACTGCCGTGCCGCCCAGCCGCGATCGAGCATCTCGAAGACGACGTTCTCGCCGTGGTTGATCTCATCGGTCTGCACCATGAGCTCGAAGGCTTCGTCGCCGTCACCCTGCTCGATCGCGTTCTCGATTCGCGACCAGTTGTTGTCCCACTCGAGCTGCCCTGGTGCTTGGATTTCCGGCTCGTCGTAGAGAGGCTGCGCCGGCCTGCGCTCGAGTCTCTGGTCGGGCCTGGTCGTCACGCTGAAGTCGTGCTCGGGGTCGAGCTCCTCGAACTCGAGGCGCGTCTGTTCGTCGGCCCGGTACCGGGCGCGCTCTGCCTCGAGAGCTCTGTCGGCTTCGGACAGTTTGCCCGGCATCCGAGCTCGCCGACCCAGCCCACCGACACGCAGCGGTGGCGTCCACGGAATCGCCATGTCGACGCCGAGCTCAGCTGCCATGCCGACGCCGGCCTTCTCGAGGCGACGGTCGGACTCGCCTCGCATGGCCAGCGCACCCTCGCCGCCGGGGAGCTCGCGCATCCGGTCTTCGTAGTGTTCGCCAAAGCGGGCGAGTGAGGCGTACCCGCTGTCGGCGTCATGGATCGTGCGCCCGAGCGCGCCGACTGCGGAGGTGGCCTCGTGCGGACCCAGCATGAAGGTGGTCAGGCCAGACTGCCCGAGAGCTCGGCCCTGCTCGATCTTGTACTCGAGGTCCTCCATGTTCATGTTCCGGGACTGCCCGAGAGCTCGGCCCTGCTCGATCTTGTACTCGAGGTCCTCCATGTTCATGTTCCGGCCGGGAGTGTGGCGTGCCTCGCGCTCGGCGGCTTCGTCACCAGGTCCTGGCTCTCGACTGCGGAGCCACTGCTCACCAGGCGGTGGCTGCAGCTGGTACTGCGAGGCCCTGGCAACCTTGAGCGGCCACGTCACGTCCTGCCGGGCCTTGATCGCGTAGTCCCTGTTGCGCTCGACCAGCCCACCTACGGCTGAGCGGAGCGGAGCCAGGCGTGCCATGCCTCGGGACCAGCTCAGCCCCTCGCCGTGCCCGTCGCCCATGATCCGCTCGGCATCCTCCATGCGCTGCTCGGTCTGGCTGAGGATGAGGTCCGATTCCTCGGACCACTCGCGCGAGAACTCTTCGGCGCCTTCGTCCATCCCGCCCGGCAGGCGAGCGAGGCCCCTCGGCACCTTCTGCAGCGGGCCTGTCCGCGGCGATCTGCCCTGGCGCGGACGTAGAGCCCCGGTGACGGACTTGGGGATCTCGTCGGTGCTCACGGTACGCTGCCATGAGTAGGCCATCAGAACAGCCCGCCACCCCGACGCTGCGGTGTGTTGTAGAGCGAGTGGAAACTCTGCGACCCTGTGGTTCTGGGCACCTCGCGAAGCGGCAGCGAGGCCGGCATCTGCGGGAATCCGCCCTGATCTCCTGCTTCGTTGGAGCCCTCGAAGATCTGCCCGGCCAGCTTCTTGTAGTCGTCGTAGCCCATCTCGCCGACGTCGGCGCCCAGCCGCTCGAGCCAGTTGGGCTCACCACCACCCTCCTGCTGCCCGTACTGGCTGAAGTCGGCCGGTGATGGCGCGTGGACTGCCTCACCTGACATCGACGTCATGTTAGGCGCAGGCTCCATGAACTGATTGACGCCGCCGCCTGCCATGGGGGACGGGAGCGCACCGCCGCCGGGGTTGAGACCTCCGCCCGCCCTGTCAAACGCGCCGCCGGGTGCGAGACCGCCGTAGCCCTGAGGCACCTCATCGGTGATCGCTCCGTATGACTCTCCGCTGGCCCGATCCACCATGGAGCCCTGCGCGGATCGGCCGGGAGGGGGTGCGTTGTGGCCGGGTCGCTGCGCCGTCGAGATCCCTTCCTGCGTGCCGTAGTTGATCCCGGCGTCGACGCCTTTCCTGATCCCGGATTCGAGACCCTTCTCGAGTGCGCTCTGCTCGATGCCCGGCCCTGGCCCGAGTTCCGGCATCACTCCTGGGCCCAGCTCCGTGCTCGTCGTCGTCGTCGTCGTCGGCGCCACTTCACCGATCTCAGCCGCGGGCGCTACTTCAGCCACCGGAGCTGCTTCAGCCGGTGCTGCTGCCGCGGGCGTCGCCGCCGCGGGCGCTGCCTCCGCCCCTGCCGCCGGGATAGCTTCCGAGGTTCCGAGCACCGTCGTGGATCCGCCGCCAAGCCCACCACCGCCGCCAGCCCCACCGCCGCCAGCTCCTCCGCCGAGGCTAAGGCCACCGCCGCCAGCTCCTCCGCCAACACCGCCACCAGTCGCACCGCCGACGCCGCCGGCTCCACCACCGACTCCGCCACCAACACCACCAGCTGTTCCGCCACCGACTCCGCCACCGACTCCACCACCGACGCCGCCTCCGACACCGCCGCCAACACCGCCGCCAACACCTGCACCAGCACCAGCGCCAGCGCCGACTCCAGTGCCGGCGCCCGCTGCGCCCATTGCGCTCGAGACGACCGACGATGCTGCGATGGCGGGACCAGTCACTCCAGCGGCAACGCCTCCAGCGATCCCGCCAGTGATACCGCCCGCTACACCACCACCGACACCAGCTCCGACGCCAGCGCCAACACCACCACTGACACCGCCCGCTGTCGCGCCACCAGCAACGCCGCCCGCCGTCGCACCGCCAGCCGCTCCGCCGGCTGCTCCGCCACCAACCCCACCGCCAACAGCTGCACCCGTTAGGAACGGCATATCAGTACCTCTCTGGTTCGAACAGTGCGTGACGCGGCCCGATCACATGGTCGGCCGATTGGAC